TTGATACCGACTCAAACGGTAGATGGTCTGTTGAGAAGTTCAAAGGTCTCATCTTCCAGATGGAAAGAGATGCAAACGCAATCGCACAAAGAACTCGTAGAGGAAAGGGTAACATGATCCTTTGTTCTGCTGATGTTGCATCTGCACTAACAATGGCTGGTGTTCTAGACTACACTCCTGCTCTTAATAGCAATCTTAACGTTGATGACACAGGTAATACATTTGCTGGTGTTCTTCAAGGTAAGTACAGAGTGTACATTGACCCATTCTCATCTAACCAAACAACTTCAGTTGGTACTCAGTACTATGTTATTGGTTACAAAGGTACATCTCCTTACGATGCTGGTTTATTCTATTGTCCTTACGTTCCATTACAGATGGTAAGAGCAGTGGGAGAAAACACCTTCCAGCCAAAAATTGGCTTTAAGACTCGTTACGGAATCGTAGCAAACCCATTCGCTGAAGGAACAACTGCTGGACTTGGTAGAATCACTGCTAATAGCAACAGATACTACAGAAGAGTTACAGTTAAGAACCTAATGTAAATCTTAGTTTACATATTTTTCAAAGAGACTCATTGCGAGTCTCTTTTTTTTATGCTATAATTGATTATACTATCTCCGACATCTAAATAGTTAAAAATGGATTTAGAAAGAATGAAGTCGTTTAATAAGTTTATTGAAGAAATGGCATCTTCTGCCTTTTCATCTAATGAAGATCAACCACAACCAACAGCACTTCAGAAAGCAAAAGAAAAATTTGCAGCAAAAAAATCAGCAGCTTCTGATAAAGTCAGTGCATTAAAAGACAAAGCAAAACAATTTGGTGGTAAAAAATTTGGAAAAGTTAAAGCAAAGTTTACAGATCAATCGGGAGAAAAAAAATAATGCCATATCATATTAAAAAAGGAAGTATCTTAGGTTCTGCAGTCCCGACTGATGGAACAGAATATTATTCTGGTGATAATGTATGGACAAATGAGTATGATAAAAGAAAGATATTTGAGAATAAATCAGATGCTGATGCTTTAAAAGCATCAGTTATAACAAAAACTTTAGGTGGATCTACTTACTCATATACACCAACTTGGTTTCTAACTAGCACAGTGGTTGAGGAATAATGGCAAGAGCATACGACAATCAGATAGAGAATCGTAATTTCCTATCACCAATAGGATTTCAATTTACATTGAGTAAAGTTCCAAAGGTAACATTCTTCAGTAACTCTGCACGTATTCCTGATTTGTCATTAGGTACCGCGATTCAACCAGTATATCTAAAAGATATTGATGTACCTGGTGATAAACTTCAGTATGGTGATTTTAATTTAAGATTCTTAGTTGATGAAAATTTAACTAATTACATGTCAATACATAACTGGTTAACAGGTTTAGGGTATCCAGAAAGTGCAGGTCAGTTTAAAGAGGCAACAACTGATGCAGAGGGACTAAGAGATAAAGAAATGATTTTTAGTGATGGAAGTTTATCAATATTAAATAGTAATTATAGAACTACTGCAGTTGTTAAGTTTAAAGATTTATTTCCTGTATTTTTAACTTCACTTGAGTTTGAGGCAACTGATACAGATGTAAACTACTTTACAGCAGAGGTTACTTTCAAGTATACTATCTACGAAATTGTTGGAGCAGACGGACGCACACCCTTATGAATCTTGATAAAATTCAGGAGATGTGGGATAGAGATTCACACATTGACCCTGATAATCTACATGATGAATCACTCAAAATACCTCAACTTCACTCAAAATACTATACAGTCTATAATACAATTACACTGTTAAGAGAGAAGGCAAGAGATTCTTATAACCGTATACGTTTGGAGAGATACAATTACTACACTGGAAAGGCACCAGCAGAGGTTTATGCTGCTGAACCATTTCCGTATAAGGTTAGAGAGAAGGATGCCATACAAAGGCATATGGACGCTGATGATAAACTAAATACAATTAACATGAAGATAAAATATTATGATACTACATTAAAATATCTTGAAGAAATAATTCGAATTATATCAAATCGCACATATCAAATTAAGAATGCAATCGAGTGGAATAAATTTCAAGCAGGTTATAACTAATGGACTCAGAGTTTATACCAGAAGAAGAAGATATGCCTTGGTGCCTTGAACTTCGTATGGGCATTAATGAGACTAAGATGATGTACAATTGTATTCGGATATATTCAAATTTAATTGATATTGATGATGAAGAGACAGAAGAAAAAAAATATATGAATACTTTAAAAAACAAATTTTTTGCAGTCATATCAGATTATAACTACCAAAAGCAATTTCCAGACTCAAAAACAGACTTATAGAACGTTAATATATACTTTATATTGACGTGAAGTTATGTCTCATTTGAGCATATCCAAAAAGAATGAGGTAAATCTACAAGTAAAATCAGAAGCACACGTTTATTACGAACTGTCTGATTACTTTACTTTTGATGTACCTGGTGCAAAATTTATGCCTCAGTATCGTAACAAATACTGGGATGGGAAGATACGTCTGTTTAGTAATCACACAGGAGAGATATATGTTGGGTTACTTGATAAACTTATACAGTTTTGTGAAGACCACAACTACACTTACGAATTTAAAGACAACGAATATTACGGACTACCATTTCAAACGAATGATTTGATATCCAAAGAGGGTGTCAAGGATTATATGTATTCTATATGTAAGCACGTCCCCAGAGACTATCAGATAGAGGGAGTATACGACGCTTTAAGACATAATCGAAAATTATTGATATCTCCAACTGCTTCTGGAAAGTCATTGATGATATATTCGATTGTGAGATACTATGTTGAAAAGAAACAAAGTATTCTGATAGTTGTTCCGACGACTTCGTTAGTAGAGCAGATGTATAAAGACTTTGAAGATTATGGATGGGACGTTGGTTCATTTTGCCACAAAATATACGCAGGTAAAGAAAGAGAGACGGACTCTCAGGTAATCATTACAACTTGGCAATCAATCTACAAACTCCCCAGAAAGTATTTTGAGAGATTCTCTGTGGTAATCGGGGATGAGGCGCACCAGTTTAAATCGAAATCACTTATATCTATAATGACAAAACTTTCAGATGCCAAATATCGATTTGGATTTACCGGCACACTGGATGGAACACAAACACATAAGTGGGTCTTAGAAGGTTTATTTGGTCCATCTTATAAAATTATTAAGACTGATGAGCTCATGAAGAAGGGTCATCTGGCGACATTAGACATAAACGTGCTTCTATTGAAACACTCACCGAATAAATTTGAGACATTTGAGGATGAAGTACAGTATATAATTGGTCACGAAAAGAGAAATCGTTTCATTTGTAATCTTGCCTTAGATCTCAAAGGTAACTCTTTAATACTATTTGCCAGAGTTGAAGCACACGGACAACCATTATATGAGATGATAAATAATAAGAAGATTGATAATCGTAATGTCTTTTTTATTCATGGTGGAGTGGACACCGAAGACCGCGAAAAGGTTCGAGAAATCACTGAGCAAGAGAGCAATGCTATTATCGTTGCCTCGTACGGCACCTTTTCTACCGGCATTAACATCAAAAATTTACACAATATAATATTTGCCTCACCTTCTAAATCAAGAATTCGAAATTTACAATCAATTGGAAGAGTTCTTCGAAAGGGTGATAAAAAATCCAAGGCAACTCTATATGACATTGCTGATGATATCAGGTACAAGAGTCGTAAAAACTACACACTGAATCATTTAATTGAAAGAATTAAGATTTATAATGAAGAAAACTTTAACTATGATATAATAAACGTACCAATCAAAGACTAATGGAAGAAGAATTTTACAGCATTATCAAACTGGTATCAGGAGAAGAAATCTTTGCCTTAGTCACTGTAGATAATAATGATGATAATCCAATATTAGTATTACAAAATCCTGTTGTAATCTCAACAATCAATACACCAGGTGGAAGTATGATTAAAGTGAAACCTTGGATGAATATGACTGATGAATCAATGTTTATGATTCGTCTTGATAAAGTGATTACAATGATAGAAGCAAAAGATCAAAAATTAATTGATGTATATGAAAATTATATAAATGAACCTGATGAAGAGGATGTATCTTTAGATGGATCCGTGATACCTACTCCAAAAATGGGATACTTATCTTCTGTTAAAAATGCTCGTAAGGATCTTGAAGATCTCTTTAAGAAAGATATAAAAGATACTTAGTATTCCCTTCCAAACCTCACAAAGGTTATTGTACACAAAAATACACACCTTGTCAAGCCTTTGATATTATGCTATACTAAATGTAATTCTAAAAGAGTGTAATGCAGTTATGCCAAAGAAAAGAACCGAACACTATGTAAACAACAAACAACTTTTAGAGGCACTAATCGTTTATCGTTCTTATGTTGATGAAGCAAAGGTAGTTTATATTAAAAAATATGGAGAAGAACCACCGAAGGGTCGTTGGGAAGGTAAACCACTAATTCCAAACTATTTGGGTGAATGCTTCCTTAAAATTGCTACACACCTATCATACAAACCAAACTTTGTAAATTATATGTTCCGTGAGGACATGATATCTGATGGTATTGAGAATTGTGTTCAATACATACACAACTTTAATCCTGAGAAATCAAAGAATCCTTTTGCTTACTTTACACAGATTATACACTATGCGTTTCTGAGAAGGATTCAAAAAGAGAAAAAACAATTGGATATTAAAACAAAGATTATAGAAAAGACTGGATTTGATGAAGTGATGGCAGTTGATGATAATTCTTTATCAGGAGATAAGAGTCAATATAATCAAATTAAAGATTCAATTCAATATAGAGGTAACCGATAGAATGCGTGTTGCAATTATAACTGACACTCATTACGGAGCAAGAAAAGGTGCGAAAGGTTTGCACGATTACTTTCGCTTGTTTTATGATAACGTATTCTTTCCTACATTAGAGAAAGAGGGAATTGATACCATTATTCATATGGGAGATGTGTTTGATAGTCGTAAGTCAATTGATTATCAAAGTTTAGAATGGTCAAGGGAAGTTGTCTTTGAACCAATGAAGAAGTATAATGTATATGCAATTGTTGGTAATCACGACTGCTATTACAAGAATACAAACTTTATTAATTCACCAGAATTACTTCTTCAAAATTATTCAAATATTAAAACCTATAGTTCGATAGATACTATCAATATTGATGGATTAGATATATTATTTGTACCTTGGATATGTAGTGAGAACTATCAAGAGTCTCTAGATGCCATTAGAGCGAGCCAGTCAAGGATTGCGATGGGTCACCTAGAATTGAATGGTTTCCGTGCACATCGTGGTCATGTAATGGAAGACGGTATGGATACGAAGGTCTTTAATAAGTTTGAAAAGGTATTCTCTGGACATTATCATA